GTCGCCCCGCGCGGGGGCTTACGCGGCGGCGCGCTCGATCAGGCCGAGCCGCGCCTCGTAGCGCGCATGTTCCGCAGCCATGGCCGCGAAGTTGTCGTTGGAGGGCTTCGGCGCCTTGAGGGCCGCCGGGACCTTGGCATAGGCGGCCAGGTTGAACGCCTTCGCGGCGGCCTTCGCGGCCTTCTCAGCCTTCCTGGAGGCGAAGCCGTGCTCGAGCGCCTCATCGGCGTCGAACCAGGTCTCCTCGGCCATCCAGGCCTTCACCTGGTCGGCGTCCTTCCCGGTGCGGCCGACATAGTCGTCGACCAGGGAAGCCGCGACCTTGTCGAGGAGGTCGGCGGACTTCCGCATGTCGGCGGCGTTGCCGATCGCGAGCGACCAGGGGTCGTGGATCATCACGAAGGCCCCGGGCGCGATCACGATGTCCTCGGCCGCGAGCATGAGGAACGACGCGGCCGAGGCGGCCAGGCCGTCGACATGCGCGACAATCTTCGCGCCGTGCGCCTCGAGCGCCGTCTTCATGGCGCGGGCCGCGAAGACGTCGCCGCCCGGCGAGTTGATGCGCAGGTTGATCGTCGAGGCCTCGATCGCCGCGAGATCCTGCGCGAACCGCTTGGGGTCGACCCCGTAATAGGAGCCGATCGGGTCGTAGACGTAGACCGTGGCCTCGCCGTCGGCGGCCTCGATCCGGGTCGCGGCGTTCTGCGCGCGGTTCGCATCGAGGAGCTGCAGCAGCTTATGCATCGTCTTTTCCGTTCCCTGGTGCGGTGGACGGCTTCCCTTTGCCGGGCACGAAGGCCGTCAGCTTGTCGGCGCCAGGCTCATTCGAGCGCGGCAGGTTCGCCTTGCGACGGACCTCGTTTGGCGTCTGCCAGCCCGGCCCGTTGTTGCCGCCGAGCGAGATCTGCAGGGCCCGGTTGCGAGCCTCGACGTTGCCGCGCAGCAGGCCTTCCCGCTCGAACTCAGCGAAGAGGCGCTCCGGCTTCGGGCCAGGCGCCCGGCGGCCGCGGCCGAAGAGCTTGTGATCGAGCTCGTCCTCGATCGCCTCGAGGTGAGGGTCGAGCGAATAGGTCACGAAGCCGATGCCGAGGGCCTCGATCCCCGAGCCCCAGCTCGTTTCGTCCATGGCGAGCAGGAAGCGCGGAACGCCGAAGATCCGGGCGATGTCCTCGATCTGAAAGCGGCGCGACTCCAGGAGCTGGGCGTCGAGCGCCGAGATCTTGATGACCTTGTATTCGCCGCCGTCGGTGAGGACCGCCGGCCCGGAGTGCCGGTTCTCGCCGCCGAACCGATCTTTCCAGACGCGCCGGATCTCGTCCTTCTGCTCGGCAACCTTCGTCGAGCCCGTCCCGGTCGGATAACCGATATAGCCGGGCGGCGTGGCGTCGTTCTCGAAATACTTGCGGGCGAAGCGGTCGGCCTCGATCCCGATCCCGACGGCCGAGCCCATGGCCTGGATCGGGGACTTCGCCCAAAGGCCGTCCCATTCGGACGAGCCCGGGATGTGCAGGACGTCGTCCTGGTCGACGCGGATCATGCGGCCGTCGTCGAGCAGGAGGTCGTAGACCAGGCGGCCGTTGAGGAGCTGGATGCTGGCGCGCTCGCGCGGGACCGGCCACAGGGCGATCGGGTCGCCCGAGCCCAGGCGCTCGATCCAGGCGACGCCGTTGCCCCGCAGGAGCATCTGCGCGACCATCTGGCGCCAGAACATCGTGCGCGACATGCGCGGGTTCGGCCGGAAGCGCAGCAGCTCGCCGATCGTGTTGCGCGGCTCCGGCGCGCGATCGTCCTCGCCGTCCTCGTGCGTCACCTCGCGGTGCACGGCGAGGGGCAACATCGCGATCGAGAAGGCGAGGATCGAGACGCAGCGATAGACGGCCGCGTGACGCATGGCCGACTGAGGCATCACGCCGCCGGCGCCGAACGCGCCCGGCAGGTGCTCCTGCCAGATCTCGACGCCGTCCGAAGACTGCCAGGTCGCGGCGGCCGCGATCTGTGTCTCGAGCTGGGCCTCTTGCGCGGGCTGCGCCTGCTCGGCAGGCTTCCGTCTCCTGCCAAAGCCGAACATCACACCTCCACGAAGCCGGCGCTCGAGTGCTCGAGGCCGGCGATGAAGCGGCCGAGCGCCATGAGGTGCGCGACGACGCCGTCGATCTTGTTCTCGGGCCGCTCTTTGCGCGGATAGACGTTGTCTTTCGTCAGGTCCGGCCGGACGACGACGTTCGACAGCATCCACAGCATCACCGGGTCGCCGTTGTGAGCGATCGCCCGGGAGCGGATGAGCCCCTCCATTTCCTTGAGTGGCTCCGAGAGGTTCAGGACCGTCTGGCCGACCTCGACGCAGTTGACGTTCTCATTGGCGAGAGCCGTGACGAACATCGTCGCTTGCGACGGGTCGAAGGCGACTTCCTCGACCGTGTGGTCGCGGACCAGGCCGCCGGTGCGCTTGCCATCCGGGCCCAGGATCCCGACGATGTCCTCGAGGATCTGGAAATAGTCGGTCATGCTGCCGGGCGTGGGTGTGATCCAGCCAGGCGAGCCGTCGGGCCGCTCTTGAGCCCACCCCTGATAATGCTCGTTTTCGCCCTGCTCGACCGTCTTCTCGGGCAGGTAATACTTGCCGAAGCGGGCGTATCGGAAGCCGGCCTCCTGCAGCTCCTCGACGACCGGCGTCGGGCTGCAGGCCTCGAGGTCGAAGACGATCTCGAGCGCCGCGATGTCGACCTTCGACGCCAGGTCCAGGCCAAGCTTGCAGGGCTGGCCCCGGAAGGCCTCGAGCGTCAGGCCCTCGCGGGCGCTCTCCGTCCAGCGCTGGACGTTGAAGTAAGCGGTCGCCGCCTGCACCCACATATTGAGGTGCTTGGTCTTAAAGGCCCCGACCTTGCGGGCGTTATTCTTAGCGGCGCGCTGTTGAGCCTTGAGATAGTCCTCGAAGACCGAGACGCCGAAATTCGGGTTTGCCATCCGGAGCGCCAGCTCCGAAGTCCAGTCGACCTCCGGGTCGACCGTGAAGATGAGGGCGAACAGTTCCGGGTCGTCGAGGACGCCCTCGAGGACCTTCTGCGCCTCGAGCTGGGCGGCGTAGCATGGGCCCGCCAGGTTCGACCCGGCCGTCGTGATGATGAGCAGGAGGGGCTGCTCGCGCGCCCCCATGCCTGTCAGCATCGTGTCGACCTGGGCGTCGGTCGCGTGCTCGTGATACTCGTCGACAACCGCGCAGGAGGGCGAGGCGCCGTCGCCGGGATCCCCGATGATCGTCTCGAAGCGGCTCCCGTCGGCCGGGATGTGCAGGTTGCCCTTGTTGACCTCGATCTCGAAGGCCTCGAGCAGCGCCGGCGTCTTCAACGCCATCAGCCGCGCCGGCCGGAAGACTTCCCACGCCTGCTTTTCGTTGGTCGCGCCCGAATAGACCTCCGCACCGTGCTCGCCGTCGGCGCAGAACATGAAGAGCGCGACGCCGGCCGCCCACGTCGACTTGGCGTTCTTGCGCGGCTCGAGGATCAGGACCTTGCGGAACCGCCGCAGGCCGTCGGCCTTCCGGACCCACCCGAAGATGGCAATCGTCTTGAAGAGCTGCCACGGCTCGAGCTGGATCGGCTCAGCCTGGCGCGCCCACTTCCCCTTGGTGTGAGGCAGGCGCTGGATGAAGCGGCAGGGCTTAGCCGCCTTCCGCTCGTCGAAGCGATACGGGAAGGCGGGATCGTCTTGCCGCGCCAGGTCGTCGAGGTGGCGCTTGCACGCCAGCCGCACCCACTTGCATTGCGGGATCTCGCCGGCGACGACGAGGCGCGCCCACAGGTTCCCCGCCGCAACATCCGGCGGCGTGTCCGCCGTCATCGGCTCAGTCGTCTAGGAAGGGATTGCGCGCCTTCGGCCCGCCGATCTTGGTCACCCGGCCGCGGCTCGACGGCGTGAGGCCCAGCTCGGCCGCCATGCGGGCGACCTCTTTCGCAGCCCGGTTCGCGACCGCCAGGTGCGGGTTCTGCATCGGCACGCCGGTGCGAGGCGCCGCGACGATCGCGCCGTGCTCGGCCACGTGCCGCTCCGATTCACGCATGCGGATCAGGTTGCGGACGTAGATCTCGAGCGTGGCGCCGATCTCGCGCGACAGCGTCCCGGCGGCGCGAAGATCCGCGACGATGATGTCCCAC